CCTGAAATCTACAAAGATTTTGTAGGAGACTCTCTCTCCTCCCGTAATTATGAACGGGACTTCGTCGAATTAACGGGGTGGCACTATCTTGTGCCGGAAGAGCTTCGTCCTTTGAGCGAACTCCAGCTGGCATATGTAGATGGATACCTGGATGAGCAGGTACGCTCGGATTTGTTGACCGAGCCCGCGAATATTCACTCGCGGATGCACCTGTTGGGTATAGAGAACTCTCTCGGCGGTTACTCCGTCGGAGAGGTCCAACATATCCACAAGAAAGGTGGTGGGACTGAGCTACGTGATATAGCTGTCCCTAACCGATTCATCCAGGCTGCTCTGGTGCCGGGTGCCTCCAGGCTTTATAAGCTTGTGAGGTTCCTGCCGAAAGATGCAACTTTCGACCAATCAAAGTTCGATACTCTGATTCAGAACCGAGTTAACAATCCGGTTCTCTACCAGGGGTCCGTGGACCTTTCGAAGGCTACGGATAACCTTCCCCTTAATTGGGGTCGTGAAATCGTAGACACCCTCTGTAGAGAGTTCTGGGGTACTGGTGTGTTATCCAGCACCTATCTTACTTCAGAAGAGAGGATGCTTCGTGCAATCTTCTCCAGTTCTGAGGAGGAAACTTCTCCGAAGCTCTCAAGATGGAAGGAAGAAAGAACATCGATAGAACTTTTCTATGATGTTGCCAGAGCCAACTGGTTAGACGGTAGTTATTTCGTGAAGTGGAAGGTTGGTCAGCCTCTAGGCTCTTTGCCTAGTTTTGCAATGCTGGCCATTACCCATAACCTTCTGGTAGAAAGTCTTGCCGCTAGTCTCGGCTTGCTTCACTCGCCTTACTTCATATTGGGGGATGACATTGTCATTTCCAACAAGAAGCTCCGCAAGCGGTATATCCGCGAGCTCAGCAGTAGGGCCATACCTCTCAGCTTACATAAGAGCTTTGAGGGCAGACTCTCCGAGTTTGCAGGAAAGACCTACGTGAAGGGGGCAGTACCTTTCTACACAAGCGACC